GCCGTTTCCGTTCTCGTGTCTGTGAAAACCATCGGGTATTTTCATCTCTCCTCTGTTTTCTTCACCGAATAATCAACTGCTTAGTCAGGTTCATCGAAGTCACAAGTGCAAATCTCGTCTTCCTCCAGCAAGTCCTGATATTCCTGTAAGTCGAATCCGCAAAGCGTCTCCGCGCCGGTGCGGCACAGGTCGTCGATGCACAGCATCCCTTTCTTCGCTGACTCGCAAAGGTCGCGCCGAAATGGCCTATCAGGAATCATCCCGCTCACCGCCTTTTTCCCGCGTTCCGCTTTGTCGCTGCGAATCACCTTGCGTATTGCCGACCCATGAACACGAGCCATCGCGCCAACGAGGCCCGATCCCGCAAAAGTTTCTTGAATTGTGGGTTTGCTCTATCTGTGTGGCCCAACGGCAGTTTCCGGGCTCATAGTTTCCGTTCGAGTTCACGCGGTCCAGTGCCCTTCCTTCGGGTCGCTCGCCCATGTCAGAGAGAAACGCGCTAAATGAATTTTGCCAACGAGCGCAGACGGTAATCCCCCGACCGCCGTACCATCTGTACTGGTGAACACGCGGATTAGTGCAACGGTTTATCATTGAACGCCAAGAGCGATAGGTTCGCGTTATGACATAGCCAGCGGAGTGACCGTGCCTTTTATACTTCAAGGGATTGATGTTTTTACCAATGGCCATTTCTATCTCCGCACAAACTGTACTTCTCGATTGTGGTGAGCCTTGTGCCACGGAATACAGACGTAGAGAGCACAGGCGGCACTATCACACTTTTTTTCCAAATCACAACCGTGATGCCAATTTCCTTCTGAACTAGCCCATCCGACCAGATGCGTTTCTGCGCAGCCTTGGCAGTTTGCTGGCCGGATTTCTTCCACGGTGAATGGATCGCTCTCATCGAACCAAACCACTTCGCCGCCCGCGTTGCGAAAGATTTCCATGCGCCGTTTTGTTTTTGCTACCGGGTCGGTGAGGTATTCGTGCTCGCCTTCGAAATAGGCGCCGCCTTGTTTCTTCTCTGCATGGCCGAGCGTCTTTCCTTTCGCTTTCCGCTCCGCCTTTTTGAGAATGCGAAGTCTTGATTGGAGTTCTCGAATCTCTTGCTGGCTCATACTTCTAACCATTTCTTCATAAACTCTTTCGCTTGGCCTGTCAGAACTTGGCGGTTGGTGAAACGGATAATCTTCCATCCTTGCAATTGCGCTTCGTTCTGCTTCTCGTAGTCGCCTTCCAACGCTTCGCCACGTTTATGGCCGCCGCGAAACATTCCGCCATCCACTTCGAAGCCGATGCGAAATTCCAGAGTCGCTAGGTCGAAACGAAACTGCCTTTCTGGATCGAACCGATATTCCGGGATCGTCGCTATGCCTAATTCTTTTAGGTGAACAGCGAGTAGGATTTGCGCTGCGGTTTGCTTCATGTCACCCTCTCTGCCTGTTCTTACGGATGTCAGCTACCAACGATTTCGCGTTGGCTAGAGCCTGCTTGCGAGTCAGCTTCCCGCTAAGATGATTTCTCTCTGCCCAATACTTGATGGCGTCTTTCTCACGGCACATCGGACACGGAATGTCTTCCATTGGCTCGTAGAGATTGTGCGCATCGTCGCAGTTGTCAGCGTCAAAGAGTCTGCCATCCACGCAAATAGAATCGGGATAGCTTCCTGCTCCGAACTGGTAACCCTGATAGCCGCAACTCATTTCTTTCGCTCCTCTCGCGTACACTGTCCGCATTTGTGACCGCAACGGCGCGCTGGCCAATCGCCGGAATGCGTCGCCAACCTAAACTCCGCAGCGAGCAGCCAATTCCATCCCCGACGCTCGTAGAATCGGATGAGCGCCTTTACGTCCCGTCTTGCAGCAGCGTCACTCATCGAAGTCCGGTATCTGCACAGTTTGTCCCGCCAACTTGTGCGTGCAGTCGTTCAGAAATTGAATATTCCCGGCAGTTACATGCGAATGACAGACGGGTGCCGTAGGGTTCGCCCCACCCTTGTTGACCAAAAGCGAAGGCGTGATAGTCGGACTGTCGTATGAGCCATTCCACTGCCACGCGCGACGGCCGCTAACAGGAATCGAATGCCCATGTTCACAGCCGGGGCAATGAAAAGCTACCCAATGTTCGCCTTCCTGCTGGCCCATATCGTGAAACTTACTCATCTCGTCCCCTCCCGGCTGAAAACCAACGCCCTTCTGAACGAAGCGGACATCAATCGCCGTGATTTCCGCGACTCTGTTCCCTTTGGCGTCGATGATCTCGAAAACTTTCACCAGGGATTCACCATCTCAAGCGAACATTCGCGCGCCCCATGTGCTTCTATTAGCGGACCTGCCGCTACAACCGGGCAGCGCTCCACAGGGCAGCGGTAAATCTGCCGCGTGATTTCCGGCCGCTTTAGACTTTCGCTCGGGCTGTGATAGAAAAACGGAATCGCCGCGTCCACGAGCTTCATGGCCCTTCTGTGGTATTTACAGATCGGGGCACTTTCAGCTTTTCTTTTCATGTTCACTTCCTCCTGTTTCTTCTGCGTCTTCCACACGCGGCACATTTGCAAGATGGCCGATGAGGCCGACGCGGATGAATGCAAACCTTTGGCTTCGTTCCGCGAAGATCCCAGCCAGTCTCGTGGCAGTCAGGGCATTGGGAGTTGGTCAATGGACCACCTTCCGCATGCGTTGCATCAACTCTTCGCGGTCCTGTCCGGCTTGGGTGTCGAAATTGTCGAGCGCGGTCAGGAGGTATGCCTCACTGCGGATGGTTGTGCCGCTACGCTCGGCGCGCTCGCAGATAATCTCAAGCATTGCCGCTATCTGGCCGCGGGGGTCTTCGGACTTGGCCAGGATGGATTTTTTCAAGTCATCGACGTTGGGGGATGATTTTAAGTCTTTTAGTGGTAGTGGAGAGTGATGAGTGGAGAGTACCCGTGACTTGGGCGTGACAGTCACGGGCATGTCACGCTGTTTATCCCTCTTTCTTTTCTGTCGTTTACGCCAATTCTTCTGTTCCCTTAAGATCTGTTCAAACCGTTTATTCGTGAATCCGAGTCGTGTTTTTTTGAAGAAATTTTGCAAAATATCCGCAACCGCTTCGCGCCCCTCTTTAGAGCTGCACTTACATATCCTTTGAGCATCTTTCTCTGTCGGAATGGGTTTTTCGGTCGCGTAAAGATGATCCAAGAGTAGAGTATAGACCCCATGTTGTAACGTGGTCAGGTGTTGGGTGTCCCTAGAGTAATCGCCAGGGAAGCGTCTATAGTAGTTCACCGAGCCCCCTTCCGAATATTGCAGGGGCGGCAAAGCGTCTGAAGATTCTCAAACGTTGTGGGCCCGCCTTTGGATTCAGGGACGATATGATCGGCGGACAGGTTCTTTTGTGCGCCGCAATGCAAACATTTGAAACCATCCCGCTCGAAAACGCGCATCCGCAAACGGTAAGGAATGCGGCTCTTTACCCTAACCTCTCGCTCCGGGAACGTCGGCATGGGCCCTATATACTTTTCCCACCCCGGCCAGGCATGAGAAGCTGCACTTGTCCCATTTTCATAGCGGTCAATATCGCGTTCCCACGCGTGAAATGCGTCCTTCTCGTTTTGTGGCATCGCCTGGTAGCAGCGATACATTGCGGCGAAGTACTTGAGACGCTGCATCTGGCCGGTCTGATAATCACGTACGCTCATCCCTCAGCTCCCCCTCAAAACCGAAAAAAACTTCCTTTGTATCAAATCCTCAAATAGCCGCGCTGTTCCGTTTTGCACATCTCCGTGAAGCCAAATTTTTTTAGCTGAAACACAAACAGATGAACAGATAACTTGCAACGAACAGCACCAGTGAAGCGCCGATGATTTGCCAGCCGGTAACGTCTTTTCTCATTGGAGTCCAACCTGCTTTGCGATGGCTATGAGCGCGAGATAAAGCAAACCCAGGATAGCTCCGCACGTTCCGCCCAAGATCAGGAATGCCCGCAAATAGCGATGTTTGACCGGGTAGAGAATCATGTCCAAGCGGTCGCGTCTCACTTGGCGCAGCACGGCGAGTCTCTGCCGCTCGTCTTCCCTGTCGATGTTTCCTTGAACGATGTCCCATTCGGTAACTGGCTTGCGTCGCTCCAGTTCTGGCATATTTATCATTCACTCCTCCTTGCGGAGCCGAGTCCTTTATCCGGGGAAGGACTTGTGACTCGACTCCGCTTTACCTAAACTTTTCCCGCGAATCAGGGTCCGCTCGCGGGTTGGCGGAGTTACGATCCGGTGAAGGGGGACGTTTTCACCGGCCCCCAATGTCGTTAAGCTGCTACTTCCTTCTCCTTCACGAATCCAATCTCTTGCGTGAATTGCAGGTACTCTGCTGCGAGGCGTTGGCAGTCCTCACCCATCCCCGCATAGCGATGCTGTTTCAATCCGTGGAACTGCTTCACATCGTAATGCCCCGGCTTGCCGAATTGGTCGATCACAAAAACTTTCCAGATGAACGTGTCGCATTTCAATGTGTCGAGGTAGAACCGCCATTGGTAGCCTTCCATGAGGCGATCAGGATCGAACTGGCCAGTTGTCTTGTAATCGGTGACTGTCAAGGCTTCTAAGCCATCGACCCGCCCGCGCACCAGTAAATCTCCGTACTGCTTCTCGACGTGGAGTTCACGAATGCGCGGGAGAGTAATTTCGATGTCGCAAACGATGGAGAACCAATACTCTTGGCCGTTCAGGACGGTGAACAGTTCGGTTTGCTCTTCGAAGTCCGGCTTTTCGAGAATCTGATGGAAAGCGGTACCCGCTTCCATCGCCGGGGTTGGCGGCTCTTCCTTGCGCAGCCGGCGCAACAGCCAGTTCACGTCAAGGTCTTCGCTGTTGCGCCAAGTGCGGTATAGATCGATGTCGCTGACGGATGCGCTGAGCATGATTTAGCCCGCCTTCGCCATCTTCTGAGCTTCATATAGCCCGGTTTTTTGGTTGTAGACTCCATGGAGTTCGTGGGCGCGTTTCTGGGCCAAGAATCGGACGGCCTCAGATGCCTTCCGTACCTTGGGGAGTTGCGCGTTCAGTTCTGCCACGTCTCGGCATTCGCTGATAACCAATTCCCAATCTCGCAGTTGGTTGTCTACCGCCTTCGCCACTTCCACCGACTTGTTGAGCCGGTCTTTGATCGTGGCGATTACGTTGGCGAGGGTTTGCGTCTCGGCAAGCGGTGCAGGCATGACCGGCAATTCGCAAGGATTCTTTCCGAATGAGTTCTCGCGCGGATTGAAGTCGAGGTAGCGTTCTCCGGCCCGCAGAAACAACCGACCCATTGCGTCAACGGATTTGTAAATCTCGCCCTTCGACCCGCCTTGCACGTCTAGGCGCTCGATCACGTCATCACCGTTGCGCTGCTCGTCCATGTGCGCAATCAGCACCACATCTTTACCGAATGTGCGCAGCATCTTGAGCCACTGCGAGAAGCGGGATTTTAGCTGGCCGTAGCCTTGGAGAGTGAGTGCTCCGCCGAAACCCATCTTCGGGTTTTTGGCGATAATATCTGCGCTCAGGAAGTCGAGTGCGCGGCCCGCGGTGTCGAGGATGATCGTCTTGTATGGAGCAAGCTGCTCCGCTGTCATCTCCGCGATGTCGGCCCACTTCTCGACCGGGACGGTATCCTTGCGGTTTTTTGCCCGGTAAGCGCCGCCGTCGCAGTCGAACATCAACGGCGCTTCAGCGGTGAAAGCCAGCGTGCTCTTTCCTAGTCCAGGCGGGGAGTAAATGCAGATGTTGATTCGTTCGACTAACAGCGGTTCAGAAGACTTAATTATTTTCAGCATGATGTTTCTCCTCTTCGTAGATTTATCGATTGGGACAAAACTCTTCACCTCACCGAAATCAAAAGTGTCGAATACGCAGCCGCCAGCAGATTCTGCAAAGCATCATTCCCTAGCCCGTCTTCTTGCCTTTCTGGCATTTCATCTCGCATGTGTTCGTACAGATCGCTTAGGTCTATGAAGTTTTCTCCGCAGAAGCAGGTGAAACAGGTTCCTTCGTAGTTCGAGGCTTCTACGTAACGGGTGCCGTCGAAGGAGTGCTGGTTAACGGACTGCAAAAGACTGAGCGTTGTCTTTGATGAAATGGCGATCATCGCGTGCCTCCGTAAGTAAACTGGTACGCCAAGTACCTGCGTGCGGTACTTCGGTCTAAGAGTAGATGGAGATTTAGGCCGCCTTTGGTTCTGCGAGGTATCTGTCAATCGCCTCGCGCACGATCCAACCGACCGAAACCTTCTTGGCCTTGGCCGCCTTCGCCAGTGCCGCCTTGGTTTTTTCGTCGATTGCCACATTAACCTGCGTGGTTTTCATAGCCATATCCGAAGTCAACATCACTGGTAGACTCCTGTCAAGACAAAATTAAAGAGTGTCGCCGGTCATCACGTTATAACGACGGCGAACACAGAACTCGAACTTCACATAGGAGCCGCCGAAAACGGTTTGCTTGACTCCTCCTAATGTGTAGACAGTCTACGATTGTTATAGGATCTTGTCAAGGTAAAACGACATTAGGAGACAAAATAGATGGAAGTAGACGTGCGAGGCTGTGGAACACGAGGAAGGCCCTAACTCAACAGCGGAGTCAGGGCCTTTCAGTGAGAAGATTTGGAGCTGGGGCCGTTACGAAGCTACTGGGGCTGCTGGCGCAACCGGAGCAGGCACAATCGCGGCTTCGATAGCTTCTAGTTCATTGACTATCGTGGTTACTTCATCGGCGATCTTGGTCGCATTGGCAGAGTTTTTGACCCCTGCATCGCTCAGGAGGGCTGTCAGATTGGCTTTCAGGCTATTGAGGGCCGTAGTGGCCGCAGTAGCGGCTGTAGAGCCTGGTACGGGAGTACCTTGCTGTACGACTGCGCAGAACGTCGCGTAGTCCGTCTGGACCATCTTGATGATGCCGGAGACCGCTGCGGAGGCTGCTGGCCCCGCTGCGAGGCTGGTAATCGTGACAATAGCCGCCCCTACGACAGTCAATGCCCCTTGGATCTTCTGTTCTGTTGAGGATGAACCGAAGAACTTTTCGAGCACGGACCCTACTTTTTCAAAAAAGGACTTGAACCCACTGAATAGACTCACTTTATTTCTCCTTTATTTAATCATTTGTGCAAAGCTACCACCCATCCCTACAAGGGATTTAAGCAGTTCCCAGGCGAACTTCTGTGGCTTGAGATATGTTTCCCGGAATTTGTCGGCTACTTGTCTCGTATCCTCGGCAGTTAGAGATAACTGCTTGGTGCCTTCTGCCGTATTCTGCGCGGCCAGGGCGAGGTTTTCAAGGCTCTGCTTGATGGCCGGGTCAGTAAGAATTACCTGCCCGTCTGCGATCGTCCCTTGCAGGGATGTTGTAGCTTGACTGATTTGTGACAGATCGTCGCCCAGCCGGTGCTGGTTTATGAGCAGAGCTTCGTTTTGCTGATTTACAGCGTTCGACAAGGCTGGCAAGAGCTGCGAGTTCAACTGTTTGTTGGTGGAGCGCAGAAATACATTCGCAGACACCACAGCCCGGTTTACATTTATGAAGGTTTTTGCTACCAGCTTGGTTTGCGCTTCGCTTGCGTCCTGCCATGCTCGACTCGCTTTCTCAACATTCCCTGCTGCTGCGCCAGCTGCGATTGCAGCCCGATCGACGTTTTCAACGGTGAGGGTCGCTTTCCCCGCTAACTTGTGCAGGTCATGCAAAAAGATGCAGGCGAACACC